TGCCGGGCTTGTGGCGCTCATCGATAACCGAGCCGCATTCCCGGCAAACATAGTAAGCTTTCTCCGGCTCACCTTCCGGCCACTGAATGTCAGACCACTGAATCTCATGGAAGTGCCCGCAGTCAGGGCAAGGCACCTCATAAATTCTCTTGTCAGACTGCTCATAGGATTGCAGCACATGGCTGGTTTCCTCATAAACCGGCGTCGATCCCATGACGATCTTGCGATCCGCAAACGACAGGGTGCGGCGCTCGGCGAGCAGGATCGGCGAACCTTCCTTGGTCGCCGACATGCCGTCCGCTTCGTCGATAAACAGGATGCGCACATTATGGCGGCGCAGGTTGCGCGGTGCCTTCGCAGCAATGACTTTCAGAAAACCGCCTGGAAAGCGCCGGGAAAGCAGAGTGTTTCTGCCGCCCTCATCCACATCCCCGGTCAATAATCCGTTGAGCGCGGGCGAGGCATCAAAGATCGGTTCGACATCCGAAACCATATAGTCGCGGCAGTCGGCCTCAGTCGGCAGGAGCGAAAGGATCGGCGACGGATCGTTCGAACAGAAACTGGCCATCGCGCTTGTCAGAAGCGTCGTGAAGCCGACGCGCACCGGCTTCACCAGTGTGACACGCTCAATCGCGCTGTCGCCGATAGCGTCTGCAATCTCGCGCTGCGGTGGCCAGAGCCTGACCCGACCCGTCAGGGACGATACACCCTCTGGGAGATAAACTGTCTGCTCAATCCAATCCGAGAGCTTCAGTTTCGGTGGCGGCGTCAGGGCTTCCCACACCGCCCGCCGCAAGATCGCCAGAGCCGTCGTCATCGTCCTTTTCACCAAGCTCTGTAAGTGCCGAGCGAATTTCCTCGTCGATCAGGTCGACATCGAAAGTGGTTAGGTGGGGCAGCATCTGGCGGCATCTGGATGGAACCGCCATCATCACGTTTCGGACCCGTCGGGCTATCGAAACCCATTCGTTGCGAACCTCGGCAATCGGGACCAGTTCCTTGCGCATTGCAGCATTACGCAATGCTGCCTGGTCGGCCTGTTCTCGCGCCAGTCTGGCGCGTTCTGTTGCGAGCGTATCGACATTGTCACCGCCTCGCCCTGCCGCGATCCCGCGCAGGTGCTCGCAATAGAGCTGGACGGACTTGCGCAGGTCGAAGCGATTCCGACCTGTCTTCACGATGATTCCACGCTCGACGTAATCGGATATTGCACGCTTCGAAACGCCCAGGATCTCTGCGAGATCCGCCGCTGTTATCTCGGCATCGTTTTCATGCTGTTCGTCATCCTCAACCGGCTCTTGCTCCGGCAAAAGCGGCTGCGCGACCTGATCGACGTGCTTCTTGTGCGATTTGGCAGCAAAGCTGGGGCTGACATTGAATTGTTCCGCTGCCTGCCGGACGGTATGGCCTTCCTCAATGAAGGCTATGACCTGCTGGCGCAGCTCGTCTGAATACCCTTTGGCCATGTGATTCCGATTCCATTCAAAGGGCGGTGGAATCCCCCTGTAAAAACTCTCAGAGACCGAAATCCCGCAGTCGCGCTCACCCGCTCCGGTGATAGGCCCGGAAAAGGACCCAATGGAGGGGGGGATGGGGTCAGGATCGGTCGGTCGGGTGCGCCCGCCCCTCGATCCGCTAACCGGTCGAGGCGTTCACCCGCACGATCTGCTAAGGCACAAGCTTTTTGAGTGCAGCGTCGACGCGCTGTTGCAGCAAAGGTGCCGCAGTTCTCTCAAACGCCGATCTCGTCGCTCCCTTGGCCATCTCAATCGGTATAAAAACACCAGACCGGGTGTAGGTGATGTGCCGACCAGATGACCGATTACGATGAAATACATGCCCGTAGAATTTCGGCACATCCTTGCGGCTGGGAAACTTTCCGCCCTTCATGAATGATCCCGGAAACAACTTCCGTTGTCCGAAGGGCTTTGCAGAAACACCACTCCGGGTTTCTCTGGGCAGAAGATATTTCAGACGAACGTTTCCACCGCGCGTCACCATTTCGTAGGAAAGCTTGCCCGGTCGTGCAACGCCGGGATCCCCGACCGCTTTGACGATAGTCTTGCGCGCCAGCCCCGTTTGCTTGGTCAGGTTCCGAACAACCTGTGTCTTTGCCCGGTTGCCGACCTGATTGACGATGCGAGGGAGAACTTTCGGAAAGCGCGAATTGAGAACCGCAATCCGCGATCCGAATAGCGAGAGGTGTTTGTCAGCCCACTTGGCCGTAATCGTTGCCATGGCAGCAAACCTCGATCACTTGCAGGCGCTACTGCTGAAATAGTCATCCATCGTGCAGAAATGCTTTGCGCATCCACTCAGCGCGAAAGCCACCAGCAGCACTGCGATCAGGACAAATAGTCGATTGTCGATAGTTCTGATCATTGGCGCGGCCTTTCAACAAAACCGTTTATCCTTAGTACAAACGAAAAGAGCGCCAACAGGCGCTCATTGATCGGTAAAATCTGGACATGGCTTACGCACTGGCCCTGAATCGATGTCTCTGGATTGAGACTGTCAGAGCGGGGTCCGAGCGTGGCCACCTCAGGAACTTGTCCCCACGTGTTACCGTGTATTGAGGATCACTATCTAAACCGGATCATCCCGTGAGCAGATTACGCTCACAACGGTTCGAGAATTGCAATAGGCACTGTCATGGCAACTGGCCTACCCATGATTACAACCTCAATCACGACCAGACCGTTGCCCTTGGTGCCACCCGAAACCAGCTCTGCACGGCAACCAGCAAATGGACCATCGGCAACGCGTGCCCATTTCACCCCGATAAACTTACGGTGAAAATGCTCGTAATCGTACTGACCTTCTTCGGCTTTCGCTCTGAAAACAAAGACCTTTTCGGCGTTGACCAAAAATGGCGTTTCATATCCACCAAGGATCGAAACCACACGATCGAAGCTCAACAGACCAGCAAGGCATTCGTTGGAAATCATGCATCGCGCAAGCACGTAACCATTCATGACCGGCTGTTTTTTCGCCGGAATCTCTCGGCCTTGCCTGCGGATCTTCGGCCCCATTTTCATGGGGACAAGTACTTCGATATTTTCTTTTTCGAGTGCTTCCCGCACCGAAAGTTCGTGTCCTGACATCACCTGAAGGACCAGCCAAGGAGAGTCATCGCCCGCGCGATTCGCAGCCGCCGCCCTCATTCGAGCGACCCTGCGACGCTCAGCCAGCACCTTGTCGATAGCGCAAGCCTGCTCGAATGTCGGCTGTCTGGTGATAGCATCTGCAATCTGCTTTGCGTCAATTGCCATCATTTTCACCCAATCCCCTCAGTGCGATTTCGAAACCGTTCAAACCCTCCGGCCCACCAGCCGGGAAATATGCCCACTCGGCATTGCCGGGATCCGGGAACCATGGCCAGCCCTGCTGACTGTGGAAATGGGCCCATGCCTTCCACTCGTCGCTGCCAATGCGAACCTGTACGAGCAAATCCTTGATCGCCTGCAGGCGAGCAGGAACAAGCGCGCCACGTCCACCAGCTGCACGCTCGAAAAGCTCATTCACTGCTGGAAAGCCCTGCTTGGCCTGCTTATCGTGCAGCAGATATTTCTCGGTATAGCGCCCGCTATCGACCAAGCCCTTCTCGATCTGGGTCAGGCCAACAACACGGGTGGGGCCGTTCAGCAAAAGCTCATAGACCCTTGCACCCCACATCTTGCCCAAAGGCGCTGCCTGCGCAGATCCGGTCTGCTCGACCGTCGTCTTGGCTGGCAGCTTTTCCCAGCGTCTTTCGCGAAGATAAACCGCATAGGAGCAAACCAGCTTCCGGCCCGTCGCCTTCGCAGCTTCGATGTAACGCGCAGCCTCGTCGACTGCCGCTTGACGTTCCTCTGGCGTCAGAGACAGCCAGACGCGGAAAGCCTCAGGCTCGCTATCGGATATCGCTGTAGGCCAACCATGGAAACCACGCTTGAACGAACGCTCGACGGCTTTCCGGCTTTCCCTTCCATCGTCCTCGCTCTCGCGCGCTCTCTCAGATGGAGTGGTATTTGGAATGTTTACTGGACTGGTCTTATCTTGGTGGACGTGCTCCACCACCTTCGACCCCTCAATTCCACCACCTTCGGGAACGAAATCCACCACCTTTTCCGCGTCAAAAGGTGGTGGATTTGCTCCACCACCTTGGTTCTGATCATCCGGCGCGCATGCGGCAACAAGATCGCGCTCCGGCCAACGTGCGGCGTACTCTTGACGCTTCCATCGCTGCCCGCGATAGCCGTGTTGAGATACGCAGATCCATCCAGCATCCTTGGCGACCCCAAGGTGTTTGAGAACTGTTTTTTTATCCAATCCGCTATATCGGCAGATATCAGCAACGGATGGGTAACACCCCTCACCTAACTCATTCATGAACATACCAAGCGTGTGCAAAACCGCCTTGGTTGTTGACGGAAGATCAGACGATGCGAAAGCGTGTCGCCATGTCCAAGCGCGCGAAGATCCGTTCATTGCCCCACCCTCAGCCACGCTTCAAAATCGGCGCGCAAATCGCACCACCGATCCGCTGCAGCGGCATCGATATTCAGTTCTTTTCTTGATTTGATCCGCAGGACGGCGCGCAATGCATCTGCGGCAGTATCAGCCGTCAGCGGCCCCTCAGCGCCGTGCCGTTCTTCCAGATAGACCCGGAACGAAGACTGACCGCATTTCATGGCAGCTTCCGCCGCGAAGTCCTTCGAAATACGCCGCTTTTGCTGAACCGGCGCGGCCTTACGTGATGCCGCAATTGCGCGGTCGACAAGCCTCAGCAAAAACCCAACCATATCCGGCGCGTTGACCAGAAAATCGATTTCATCCGGCGTCGCACCGGGATGAAAATTCGCGATTTCGATCAATTCGCCATTACGTGTTTTTGCTTCGACAAACGTGGTTTTTTCAGCGCAGCAAAGCTGCCAGCGCGCGCCTTCGAGCGCCCGATATCTATCTTTGATCTTCCGCAGCTGGTCGGCATCAGAGGTCATAACGCCTCCAGCCATTCGATAATGTCGATGCCGCAATTAAGCGCCAGCTGTCGTTCGGCACCCGCCCCCTTGGACGCCCGCCAACCCGGCAGCAAAACTATCGTGTCGGCCTCAAGACAAATGAAGTTGCAATATGACGCGAACGCTTGCCGTATCGGGAAAAGCTCCGGTGGCCCCTTGTGCGGATACTCGGCGGGATTATAGACGCGATGTCCCGCCAATCGGAGAGCGGCGGCAGCTCTGCGAAAGGCCGGATAATTGAAATCCGGCAATCCCGTCATTGGCCCGGAAAGATAGATGATGCGCGGGCTTCCCAATGTGGCGATAAAGCAATTGGAGCACATTATGCGGCCTCCACGTCAGCGGCAGGCGCTTCATATCCCCATACATCCCAGCCGGGACGCTTGCGGCGCGCATTCAGTTCCAGCTTTGGGAGATCCGGATAAAATTTCTCGATCTGCTCGGCGAAATATTCGGGCTTGGCGGAATGCTCGCCCTTCTTTTCGGCATAGACCGTCGGTGGCAGCATTTCCGGCAACGGACATGCCACGTCGCCGCGCCTGCCGATGAGCAAGAGTTCGTGTCGGTCCCTGCCCCAATAGCCGGTGCCGATATCGACCTTGTCCCAGACCCAGTGATGCACATAGGTGAAACCGCAAGCCTGCATGACCCGCAGCGAATCCAGCAACATCGGATTTGTCGCCCAAAGGAAAAGTACAGCAGGATGACTACCGCCGATCAGCTCGACCATCAGCGCGATGATTTCGTCGGTAGGCATCGTCGGATAGTGATTTTCGGCGCTCTTTTCGCGCCCCGTCACTTCCGAATGAACCTGATATTTCCACGCCGGATCTGCATAATAGACCGGATAGAGCCGATCCAGTTTTGCCGGTGCCGTCGCCTTGCCGCGCTCGGCGGTCAGCGCCATTTCGGTAAGCATGACAGCATGACGCACCTTTTGTTGCTGGGCGCGAATGCTCTTGCTCTCGACCTTGATGCGCTTTTCTTCTGCCAGAGCGCCCTCGACCCACGCAATTTGCGCAACATCCGACGGCAGAGCCTTGAGGCGATCCAGCGCCACACCATTATCGAGCCGGGTACCGCGCAGCTTGTCGAGCGCCGCCTTGCAGATCTTTTCCCCACGCTCGGCATCGCGCCGGATGCTTCGCTCTGGTTTTCCGGTCAGTTCAGCCGTGGCGGCAACGAAACTCTTACGCTCTGCCCGGTCGACCAAGTGGCCAACTTGGCCGCTTGATTTGCGGTCGCCACCGTGCCCTGTTTCCGGATATTTCAGGAGGTAAAGTTCCTTGCGCCGGAAAACGAACATGGCGCGATCCGCTGGCGTCAATCCTGCGCGGGCAAGATTCTCGTCGATCTCCCAAAGCTCGGCATCGAGCGCGCTTTCCTTTCGCACAAACGCCGGGATTTCCTGCCAGCCAATGGCGAGCGCAGCCGCCAACCGGTGGGCACCAGCCGACAGAATGTAAGGCGAAGCGCCCTTGCGCTTGCTGTCGTTTGCTCGAACCGTTATCGGCGTCCGCAAGCCCAGTTCCGTAAAGGACGGCTTCAACGCCTCGACTTTCGCCGGATCCACTTCCCGCAGGCGCTTGCCCGTGTCGATATCGGTTATCCGGATCATTTCAGGTATTAGCGCATCCATATCACCGCCCCGCAAGAAACAGAAAGAAGATGAGAAAAGCCGCGACAGGTGACTCAGCAACCAACGCGGCACAAACGATCAGCGCGACCTCGCGCGGCTGGAAACGGGCGATCATGGACCGATCCGCCGAAGCGGCTCCCTGCCGTGCAGCTTGCGAAAATCGTCGCGCAGCTCGGTCAGCTTTTCCCAGCCCATGACCTGCCAGCGCCCATCGACCCGCTTTACGGCAAAGCGATTGCCCTTGCGCCGAACCTCGACGCCAAACCCTTGCAGTTCATATTGCGCGGCATCAAAACCGGATCTGACACCGCATTCGAAGCGACGCGGCCCACCGTGCGATGCAATCCATTGATCGACGAGTGCGGAAACAGCAGTCATTTTCCCGCCTCCAGACGAAACAACACGTCCTCCAGCGCCCGGATCGCCTCGCGCACTTCCTTGGTGATTTCCCGCTTCTCACCGGCGTCAATGCGTCCATCTTCCAGCGCCGTAACGATGGATTTAGAAACGTCCATCGCCTCGGACATGACGCGGTGCGCATCCATTTCCGTGAGGGGCACATTGTCGGGTGCTTTCATGGCCCCAGATGTTGCCGGGACAAGCTCATATCCGAGCAATCCGGCTGCGGCCTTTATGATCGTCGGCGTTTGCGCTCGCCGGTCGACCTCGACCGCGACATCAATTGGCATGAAGCTGTCGGCATGTTCCTCGCCGAACGATGCATACTTGGATAGCGTCGACACGCCGACACGAGTAAAGGGCACGATGCAGGAAATGCCGCCTGACAGCATGTATGCGCCATCGGTAGCAGACTTGAGGGAACGCTGTTCTTGCTCGGAAATAGTGCGCACGGAAACACCCCTGAAAATTTCAAGGAAAAAAGTTCGTCAAAGGATTCGATGAAGTTGGTCAGAACCACCCGTAAGTTCGGGCTTCAACGCCTACGGAGGCAGCAATGCAGGTATCGAAACACCGCGCCAGCGCCGGAAGAACCGGCGCGCTTGCCATCCACCATGGCGCATGGCCTCATGCGAGTGTGAGAACACAGGAGAATCAAGGCCATGGGGGAATGGGAACTGTCGACGCTTGCGGAAGCATTCGAGTTTCTTTGGCGAAGCCAGCTTTCGAACATTATCGCGACAATCAGCCTGGTCGTGGCGGTCATCAACTATCGACTTTATCGCCGTCAGGAAAGGCGCGCGGACTCGGACATGATGCCGGAGATTAACGTATCTATTTCCCCGGACAGCTACCCAAATGGCGCGAGAAAGCTCACGGTAAAGGTCAGGAACAACGATGGCTTTGGCCTTGATGGCATTCGCCTTACAATCAAGTCTCCGCGTGGTGCGAAACTTGTTCGCTACAACGATTATGTATCCATTGCGGACTATTCCGGCGAAGTGAAAGTGGCTGACATCGAACCCGATTGCTGCAGCAACACCGTTCCGCTGGACATCAAGTGCGAGAGTGCAGGGAAAGAAACCCGCACACAGGGACTTATTCGATGGAAAGGCACGGGCGATACGGATCACGAGGACTTCCTCCTCTTGCTTCCACCCAGATCGCGCTGGCGCTCCGGCCAAAACTCCGGATCCAATTCGCCACGAGACTCTTTGATGCACCATTCCTCATGGAGACGAGCAAAATGTTTGATCTCATGCAAATCACGTCGCAACGAAAATATCTCCTGGAGGATCATCGCGGTGACGGATATTCCAGCTGCAAAATAGAACAGCGTTACAACCCAGATTACTCTATGGGCATCGAGAAGATCAGCCATGATGGACCTCTGAAACAGGAGCCGGGGCGCGTCCGGCGTCGTCCTTACGGCGCGCCCCGGCTTTTACGCCCGATGGGAGGATATCAGGCGATTGGAAACTGGTTGCAGGAGCGGGATTCGAACCCGCGACCTGTTGGGTATGAACCAACTGAGCTACCGCTGCTCTATCCTGCGAGAAAGAAGCTGGAGCGTCCGAGGGCGGCAGGGACGCTCCAGCATCGCCCGCAGAGGAACTGACGGACGATTCAATGCGATAAAAATTATTCGGGGTAATAGCCCCGTTGGTGAACTGGTGGATGAGCTGCATATACCGCTCATTCGGTCGAGACTTCCACCGCTCCCACTTTGACACCATACCCTTGGACGCGCCGATAGCCTCAGCAAAGGCTTCCATCGACATTCCATTCTTCGCTCGAAAATTTGAAAGCGGGTGTATCATGCGCAGATGTTTCTATTATAGAAACTTAAATGTCAAGAAGCCCTCGCCAGAAGTTTCTATGGTGAATGACGCATTCCGCTGGGAAAATTGCCATCATAGAAACATGTCGACAAACCGTAACCACGCTCCAGAACGCCATCCATCCAGACTCTATCTCCATGAATGGCTTAGGAAAAAGCAACTAACTGCCGAAGGGTTGGCGGAGCGTCTCAACACGAGCAAAAGCGTAATTTCTAAACTCGCAAACGGTCGGCAACAATACACACAAGAATGGCTGGAAAGAATTTCCTTCGCGCTCAACTGCGAACCAACCGCGCTGCTCAGAGATCCGGACTGCGAATCGGCAGACGAGATCCTAAACAGACTTCCCAAGGAAGCGCGCGAAAGAGCCCTCAAAGTATTGAAGGCTCTCACATAGAGCTACTATGGCTCAGGCGCAATGAGCACAAATCTGGACTCGTGATCGACAGTATGCCGCCATTTCCCCCCATGCTTAGCTGACATTGCATCAGCTAGCGCCCGCGCCAGTTTCAAACAATCATCCGCATGTCCATTCACTGGGGCACCGGAAAAACGGCCCGTTGCCAAGGCCGCACCTCCCATGGAGATCCCTACCAATACTCCCCGTCTATTTGCCTTCATCGGTTTTACTCCGTTACGCTTTAAGCGACCGACTAGAGTTCCCACCGCCCGCTCGATCGCATCGCCATTCGTTTTGCGGACACGGCAAGCAGATTTCCGAGTCGGTTAACGAACCTCCCCACGCACATGTAGCGCAATCAGAAACCGCCTGCAGCACATAGTTTCCATTATAGAAACTTTCCGATTGACATTTTGGTTTCTATATTGGAAACCTATGCAGCCCCCAACGGAAAGCTGACCGCGCCGGATCGGGTTTGAGTAGAAGGCGCGGTCGGCTCTCCGGATTGAAGCGGAGAGAAAAATGTCAGCAAGGCAAACTGTAGCGGATAAGAAAAATAGCGATCCTAGCCAAGGCAAGCTCTATAGCCGGCTGCGCAGGATCGCCCAGTTCTTTGGCGTGAGAAAACAGCCAACCTTTGCAGAGATCACGAACCGCGTTCTTTTGCAGATGGAAGGATCTTCACTGCGAGAGGAACTCCTTCCGCAGGGATATGTCATCGTTCCAAATCAGCACGGCGACGGTATCGATGACAGAACTCGTCGTTACGGCCAACGGGTGAAATGGCGCGGCACAACCGCTTCGCGAAACGAAGGACTGGTTTCAATTTCCGTCGTACACGCGACAGGCGCAATCACGCGGCTGTCACTGGATTTTGAAAGCGCGGCCAAGCTACGCGATTCAGTCAACGCCCACCTGCCCGCCCCTGTCAAGGCGCCAGCAGTCGAGGTGCCGTCATGAAACGGCACCTCGATAGTAAATTGCCAAGCCAAACGCTGCTGCGCCCGTCACTTGGGGTTTTCCATTTCAAACTTGAAACCCCTCATCGGAAACCAGTTGGCGAACACCCTTGTCCAGAAACCGATCGAATAACGATATTCAGATGCTTCAGTTTCGGAGTATGTTGCATTAACAGCGGCGTTGAAGGCTATTGCTTGCACTCCACGATAAGAAGGTGGCGAGTCGGAAGTCGCTCTCTCCTTTTTCGCCCGAAGCGACCGCAGTTCATCGGCAGAACCATCGCATTCTTCGACATCAGCGAGAAGGTTGTGATACCGGCTGCGAAGCGCGCGATGATCTCGCGCGCCGCCCGCGGGGTCGACGACCAGGAGAACCACGCCAGCCAGCGCCGACGCCACTACCAGCCATGCCGGGTTTATCGGAAGCATGTTGGTCATGAGAGCAATGGCGCTCGTTCCGAGAAACACCTGCAATCCGGTGAGGAAGCGGTTAAGGCGAGCAAGGGCCTGCTCTCGCATAGCGTGGTAGGCGATCAGCTCGCGCAGCCCAAATCTGAGATTGTGGCGCTCTACTTCGTCCGTCGGGGCGGTGGTGGCGGCGGTGCGAAGTTTGTATCGCCTCTTTGCCCACCTTTGCCCGGCAGCGGCGACGGCGTGGGTCGTGGCGGTGGCGGAGGCGGCGTCGGCTTCCCGTCCTTCGATGCGTACCATTGCGATGGCTCCATCCCATTCATCTGGTCGTGTTCCTTTCCACGATTAGGTGTAGGTGCCGAATCGC